TTTTGTCAGTTCAATTGAAAATCTCCGCATTGAATGAATTTTCTGTCTTGTATTCGTTTCAATGTAATCTTTGATTTCTGTACTCGTCAAATATTCGGCATAACCTCCTCCAGACGAACCGGATTTAAAAAACTTTTGTATTAATTCGCGTTCGAACGGCATAACCTCGTAATTTTCGGAAACGTCCTTTAACCCGGCCAAATCTTCGCGGCTCAATTGCCACTCAAATCCCGACTCATAAAGGCGCAAAAGTTCCAAAAACAGTTCGTCCTTATCGACTGAATTATAAAGTTCGTGATCTATTGACAACACGTTAACCGGTAAAATACGAGTGTTTCCCGTCGGGTCGTTTATTACGTTTTTGTCGTTTGACGTACCGCAAAGGACCGCGAGTCGTTTAAAATCTTCATTATAACGGGCGTAAGGTGCGCGGAGCGAAAAAATATTTTTCGACGTTAATTCTTTGAAACGTCGTTCATCTTGTTTACTTTTGCCGCCCATTTCGTCATCCATTACAATCAACTTTTGGCACATCAACATTTCGTCATCCTTTCCCGCGTCCAATTTCGATTCCGAATAATATTTTTTTATCTTTGCCGGGAGCAATCGCCGGAACCATTCCGTTTTTCCCGTGTTTTGACCTCCGACCAATGCAAGAACGGAACGAACCGGGTTTCCATCATAGGCCGCCACAATAGAAACCAACCATTTTTTTATAAAAACGTCCGCCATTTCCGTATCGGTTTTAATCGACTTTATAATATTGTCAATGTTTCCGGTGGAGTTTCGGTGGCGGTTTTTATCGATATATTCCGTAATTGGGTTGAACTCTGGCGTGTTATCTGAAAAAATAATCGACTCAATCAAATCCTTTGTCACTTCTTTTGAATTAAAACATATCCGCGCTTGCAAATAAATCGTGTTCATTCGCTCCTTTTTTAATTCGTTTCCGCGCTCCTCGATCATCCGAGTAATTGCATTAACACGAACCGGAAAATTTTGATTCATCCACTCTATTAGCGAGTTGATAAGTTGGTCCGGGTCTTTTGCGACGCGTGCCAAATCTATGTCATCCCGTTGGTAAACCTCGTTTGTGATTTTGTCGGCCAAATCTGGGTCCATTCCGTTAACCTGGACCAATTGCATTTTAACGCCCTCTGGAGTCCGTCCGGATTTTTTCCCCATTGCCGCAACTTGGACGGCGCGTTGGTCTGTTTTCGGAATGTCGAATCCGTTTTCTTTTGCAATCCAATAAAACGACCCAACAGAAACGCCGGATTTTGTCCCTTTGACGCAACGATCAAATTGTTTATCGCATTGTTGGGAGTCGTATTTTTCCGAATTGGCACAAACCGCGTGAAAATATTCTCGGCCTTGCTCACCAAATCCAGACGCGAGAGCAAAGCCTATTTTTAAATAAGTTTCGTAATCGCTGTTCGTTATGTCTTTGCCCGAGTTATGAATGTTTGAAATCAACTCGTCAATTTGCTCCGTACCTAAAATAATTGGCAACGAATGAACCTTTTTTGGTTTGGTGGATTTCGTTTTGGATTTCAACGATTTGTGGTTGATAGTCAATTCCGGGTCATAAGATACGAACCGAAACGACGCCGGGTTTTTCGGGGCTTGGTCCACGCTTATTCCATACGTCGCGAAATAGTAGTGACTTAACCAACGATAGGACTCTTTATGTTTCTCCGGATTGACTTTTACAATTACGGCGATTCCATTTCCCGACACCGAACGAAAAACGCAATAGGTGTATTTGTCCTCAATTAGTGCGGTTTTGTCGTTAAAATTATCAATGTCCACGCAAAGGAAACCGGAATGCTCAACTAAGGACTGTTCCTCGCGTGCGCTAAATGTTCCCGATATGGTAACCCCAGGCAATGACCGTTTTAATTGATCGCGTTTTTGTTTGTTTTTTTCTTGTCGTATTGGTTCGACTTGGTTTTTCCATTTACCGTATTTTATGGCGTTTAGAAAATCGTCCATTTCCATTGCCTCGGTCGGTTTATGCTTTTCGCCCTTTTTGGGGAAACTTCCAAAGATTGAAATTTTATTCATATTAGATAAAAAAGCCGGCGGAAAAATTAGACCGAACCCACGCGACTAGGTTGGTTTGTGTTTTTCTCGCCGGCGTTAAAAGAATGTTTTTTGTCATTTTGTCGCGTAAAAAATGGGTGACTAATTTAGTCAATATTTTCGAGAATCCAAACCGTTTTATTTGTTTTCTCGTCTTTAAATAATCGAGCGGTTTTGGTTGGTTGCGGTTCGATTATGTTTGGTACTGAGCGATCAATACAAGAAAAACGTCCAATTGGTCGAACGTGAACGGTTTTGTGTTCTCTGGTTATAATGGCGCGAAATGTAGCCATTAACAGAATGAAGAAAAATAAAAGTACCGCGTAAGGAAAACCCGTTGTTGTTTTTGGTGGTTTCATGTTTTATTTGTTTAAACGTTCCTTGATTCGCTCCAAAATCAACTCCCTATCTGTTGCGGTCGGTTCGTAATCATTGTACAATTCGACTGGCAAATTTTCGAAACATTCGGAGAAGTTTGTCACGTTAAAACCGCGTTTTATACATTCGGCGTAAATGCTTGAATATCTCAAATGTAAATATTTCAATTTGTCATAAAAAAATTTTACGTGTCCCGTTCCGAGTTTAAACTGTTCGGGCATACCGTCGAGACTGTAACGCCCTTTTTTTATTTGGTTCGGAATGCGTTTGATTTCTCTATGTTCCGCGATCAAATGTTTATTGTGCAATTCGGCGGGTTTTACTCCAACGTTGATTCTTGTCATTGTTTTAGTTTTTCACAATCCGAAACCGAATTGAAGGTTGCACAATTAGTTTTGTCGTTGTTGTCGATATTAAGCGACTCCAAAAGTCGATAAATTATCCGGTTTAAAATTTCTGTTTTCATGATTCAAATATATAATATATTTATAAACTAGCAATAAAAAAAGACAAAAAAAAGCGATATTTTTTTTAATACCGCTAATTTTCAGTTAGTTAGAAAGGCAAATCGTCGTCCTCGTCAACCTCAACCGATACCGGACCACTTGAAACACTCCCGGCTCCCGTTTGTAAATTACCCAAAATAGGTTCGTTTTTCTTGTCCTCGTCCGTCATTGCCTCGCGTACTTCCAACGGTAACGATTGTTTTATAATATGGTCCGCCCATTCTTTGGGCTCGCGCATTTCAAACGCGACCATGTTTAAATACACGTTTCCGTTCTTTTGGTTTTGCTCCAGGTGGTTCACTTCTAACGGAATAAAAATACCTTTGACTTCTCCGCTTTTTCCTTTTCGGCTTGTAATTACGTGTTTTAATTCGCTCAAATTAATTCCTAATTTTATCATTTGATCTATTTTTTAAGGTTTAAAAATTCTAGTGTGGATTCTGGGTCCTCGACGTACTTGTCCAATATTGCGGAACACAAACGCGATTTGGTTAAAAGCGGTTTGAATTTACTCAATTTTTCAATGTCAACCATTTCGTTTCCCTTTTCGAGTGCTTTTTTGAGTTTGCCCTCCGTTTCATTTTTAAGCGTGACCGCTATCATTTTTGGCATATTACAAATTTAATTTTAAACAAATTTAGTACTTTTTTATAAACAAACAAAAATTTATTTATATATTTGTTTCGTGAATCAAAAATTAAACAAATGAAAACACATTGGAAAAAGTTAAACAACCCCGACTATATTGGGGCCTATGAATTAATGACCGGAGACGGTCCAATCGAATTAGACGTAACAATTAAAACCGTATCGAACGAAATTGTGACGGGACCAAACAACCGCAAAGACGAATGTATTGTGGCTAAATTAAAAGGACACAAACCGTTTATTTTGAACGCTACGAACGCAAAGACAATCGAAAAACTCGCGGATTCTCCATTTATTGAGGACTGGAACGGTTTGAGAATTACTTTGTACGTTGCAAAAGTTCGCGCATTTGGTGAAACGGTTGACGCGTTACGGGTCAAAGACTCATTGCCAAAACTTCCGGAATTTACTCCGGACCATGCAAAATGGGAGGCGGCAAAGAACGCAATCAAAAACGGATCAACGGACGTTGAGTCGATTCGAAAATCTTACACATTAAGCAAAGCAAACGAAAAACTTTTATTAGCATGAAAAACGCGGAAAAAATAGCAAATCGCTTTAAAATTAGAGCAAGCGCGGCCGGTCAATTAATGACAAACGGCCGTGCGTCTGGCTCAATGGGTGAAACGTGCAAAACGTATTTAAAAAATTGGATATTGGAGCAACCCGAATTGTTGGGTGTTCGTGTCAATGATTTCTCAAACAAATATACCGAAAAAGGTAATTTTGTAGAGGCCGACGCGCTTAATTATTTATCCGAACACGTTTATTCGGACGCGTTTTTGGTTCCAAATACTCGGAATTTTTTGAATGACTTTATGACTGGGACGCCCGACATAATACAACCCGACCATATCGCCGACAATAAGGCGAGTTGGTCCGCGTCAACTTTTCCGTTTTTTGAGGAAAAACTAAAAACAAAAGATTATTTTTGGCAAGGCCAGGTCTATATGAATTTGGTTGGACGTGAGAAACATATCGTTTATTATGTGTTAATGTCAACTCCGGACCATTTGATCGAACGAGAGGCGCAAAATAGAGCGCGAAAACTTGGATTTCCAGACGTTACGGACGAACTTTGGAACGATACAAGGCAACAATTGACGTTTGAACATTTAGGGCCGGAAATGCGAATCAAACCGTTTGAGTTTGAATTTGACGCGGAGAAAATCGAGGAACTAAACGAGCGCGTAATTGCGTCGCGTGGTTTTATTTATGAAATTTTGCGGAATTTATAACGATCAAAAAAGTTCACTAATTAGTGAACATCACGCCCAAATAAAGCGGTTTTATATGTTTTCACGTATGATTTTTGAGTTATTAAGTAAATTATATGTGAGAACGTATAACGTTTAGTATATAGTGCGTTTTAATGGCTTATATACATTGTTACCTGCTGTGCGGATTTAAAAGAAAAATTAAAAATATGAATGTATTGAGTTTATTTGATGGGCTAAGTGCTGGACAAATAGCATTAAACCAATGTAAAATTAAGTATGATAATTACTTTGCATCTGAGATTGATAAGTATGCTATCAAAGTAACACAAAAGAATTACCCGAACACTAAGCAGTTAGGTAATGTGTTAGATATAAATTATGATGATTTGCCAAATATTGATTTATTAATTGCAGGTTCTCCCTGTCAAGGTTTTTCTTTAGCAGGTAAGCAACTTAATTTTGATGATGATAGGAGTAAATTATTTTTTGAATTTGTAAAAGCTAAAGACACGCTAAAACCTAAATATTTCTTTCTTGAAAACGTAAATATGAGACAAGAATGGCAGGATATTATAAGTGAATATTTAGGTGTAAAACCTATAAAATTAAATAGTGGGGAGACAACTGCACAAAATAGAATTAGACTTTATTGGACTAATATACCCTTAACCGAAATTGAACCTTTTAACTTAGTATTAGAAGATATTTTAGAAGATGAAGTTGATGATAAATATATCATTAAAGGAGATGTTATTTATTCTGAATTAGATTTTAAGTTAAATAAGAATGGTATATGTAACCCTTTAAAAAATGCAAGTAACAAGGGTTGGCACTTTGAACAGAATGTTTATACTACTGAAAGCAAAACAAGAAGTTTAAAAGCAGGTGGAGGGAGTGGAAATATACCTAAAGTTTTTTTAGGAGATGATTATGGCTTCAATGATGTGATAAGAAAATTAACACCTTTAGAATGTGAAAGACTGCAAACAATACCAGATAATTATACTGATTGTGTAAGTAATAGCCAAAGATATAAAATGATTGGTAACAGTTGGTGTGTTGATACTATTTGTGAAATCTTTAAAAATATACCAATAACTTAGTATTGCAGGTAACGCATTGTATAAGGTGCGTTTTAATGCACTTTATATGTTGTTGTGTATCTGTATTTTTTTGAGCGTGGGGCAAAATTAATTTGAAAAATTAAAATATATGATTGAGATAAATAAAAACTACAATGAGAGTAATATAGAAACAATGGCAAAAATGCCTAATTGCTTTATTGATTTAACTGTAACATCTCCACCTTATGATGGATTGAGAACTTACAACGGTTATTCATTTCCATTTGAAGATATAGCAAAGGAACTTTACAGAGTTACAAAAGATGGTGGTGTAGTTGTTTGGATTGTTGGTGATGCGACCATAAAAGGGAGTGAAACACTTACAAGTTTTAAGCAAGCTCTATATTTTAAAGAATGTGGGTTTAACTTACACGATACAATGATTTGGCACAAACCAAATGCAATGCCTCAAGTAGATAAAACAAGGTTTACCCAATCTTTTGAATATATGTTTGTATTTAGTAAAGGAAAGCCAACTACAGCAAAACCTTTAAAAACACCCACTAAAAACGGTGGTAAATTTTTATCAAGGGGAGATGGTAATTCAGAAAATATAAATAAAGCAGGTGGCAATAAGGTTGCGAAAGAAAGAATTGCATTTAACGTTTATAATCTTTTTGTGGGTGGGAAGAATTACGGACACCCTGCAATATTTCCCGAAAAATTAGCCAATGACCATATAATTAGTTGGAGCAATGAAGGAGATTTAGTTTTCGATCCTTTTATGGGAAGTGGAACAACTGCCAAAATGAGTATTTTAAATAACCGTAATTGGATAGGGAGCGAAATATCTTCTGAATACTGTGAGATTATTGAAGAGCGAGTAAAAAAAGCGTGGGAAGAAAAAAGAAAAGAAAAAGACTTACAAGCACAAACTTTATTTGGAATACAGAAGTAAGCACTTGTAGGTAACACCCAAATAAAGCGTTTTTGGTAGGCGTTCGCGCCTATCCGCTTTATTTTCTGTTATGTGTGTTTTAAGGCGATAAAAAAAACCAAACGATACAAACCCCCAACGAACTCCCCAAAACGCCGCAAATCGTCTTTAAACGGTTGTTTTTCTCGCGTTGGTCGATTAGTTCTTTGTCGAGTGTTTCGATTGTTATTCTGTCCCGCTCGATTTG